CGCATATGTGTCACTATTCTTTTAACGGCATACAAGATTTTGTTTGAGATTCTTTTGGCGGCTAATGCCATCAATGGGAAGTTCTCGAGTGATGATCTGCTTGTCGTGAAAGCGCTCATTACAGACTTGGTTCAACCGGTATATGAGCATAATGGTGACATTATAGGCGCTGTTGGATCAAATCCTAGCGGACACAATCTGACTGTCATCGTGAACAACATTGCCAATTCCCTCTATATGAGATACTCTTATTTTGCGCTTGGTTCTATTCGCGGTGTGGAGTTGATCCCGCCGTTCCACGACATGGTTGCACTGCTTTGTTATGGTGATGATAATATGATGACTGTGGACAATTTGTGTACATGGTTTAACCATACCGATGTCTCTGCTATTTTGGAGTCCATTGGTGTTGTTTACACCATGGCAGACAAGGAGTCCGAGTCTGTCCCATTCATCTCGTTAGACGATGCGTCCTTTTTGAAGAGAGGTGTTCTTTACGATGAGGAGCTTGATGCATATTTGGCCCCCTTGGAAATGAAGTCCATCTTCAAGAGTTTGCATAGTCGATTGGTGATGAAGGGGGGGTGCAGTGCGCGCGAGCATGCTGGGATGGTGATATCAGCTGCATGCACGGAGTTTTTCCATCATGGGAGATCTGTGTATGATGATGCACTGCCCAAGCTGCAAGCGCTCATTGACAGGTACGATCTGAGTAACCAGGTCTCTGGGATTCTGCCATATGAGTCCAAAAGATCTGCTTACAAGGAGAAGTACTATTAATTATGTTTAACTGTTTTCCATTAGTATAAATAGTCGTTCGTGTGCACCATGTACGTTAAGTTGAAGAGTGCATACTATGCGTGATCCGTTTAATATATGTTTGCATGTTTGCGTGTGTTAGATAGGCTGTATAGTACATGTAGGAGTCCACTGGCTCTTCCCCTTTTTAGGGGGGACTTGCAGGTCAAAATAATATGCAGACGCCATCTACTTGAGTTAACATTTGACGTCTATAATTACCTGACTTACTGAATTAAATGATAATGTAGAGCCAAGAGTCACGGCTCAACCAGTGACTCACTTTGCCGACGATGTCGGCCAACTTTCCTCGGTTTCTATGGAATCGAGGGATTCCACCTTTGATTTGGCCCAAAATGAAGATTCTTCTTTGTCTTCATTTTTGTCGCGCCCAATCAAAATTCACTCAGCCACCTGGGCCGTGGGAGCGGGTATATCTGTTTTAATTAACCCATGGAGATTGTTCCTTACTGATCCATCAGTCACAGCTCGAATTGATAATTATGCCTATTTGAGGGGCGATTTGCGTATCAAGATATTGATCAATGGTAATTCATTTTATTATGGCAAGCTCTTGAATGCATATCACCCCCTCTATTCTGAGGATGCCATTTATGGCACTTCCATTGCAGGTACTAATACTGACTTGCCTTTCATGGCTTTGTCTCAGATGCCTGGAGTGACAGTGGATGCTTCAGATAATAAGGGCGGAGTTATCAACGCGGATTTTCTGTGGCCATACAACTATGTTGGCCTGGGTGACACCTTGGATACCGAAAGACTTGGACGTCTCCATATCAAATCTTTCCAGAATTTGCGACATGGGAATGGCGGTACTGACCCCCTTACAGTCTCTGTATTCGCTTGGATGGAGAATGTTGTTCTGACAGTTCCCACAACTGTTTCGTTCCAATCTGGTTTCTTTGGAGAATATGGAAAAGGGGTGATATCTAGTGCTGCATCCAGCGTTTCTGCTGCAGCCGGGCGCCTGTCTAAGGTTCCTATTATTGGTCCATATGCCAGGGCAACAGCGGATGTGTCATCCTCTCTGGGTGATCTTGCGCGTGTCTTCGGTTTTTCCAGGCCTCCCGTTCTGGATCCTCTCACCCCAGTGAGGCGCAACATTATGTCCTCCATAGCTGTTACGGACAATGATGAGACCATCAGTAAGTTAGCCCTGGATTCCAAGCAGGAGCTGACTGTAGATCCCCGGACCGTTGGCATTCATCCTCGGGATGAGATGTCGCTGGATTTTATCCTCAAGAAAGAGAGTTATTTAACACAATTTCTGTGGGATGTCTCCGATACTCCGGGGAAACTGCTTTGGAATGCTCACGTCTTGCCGGGTCTACGGAATGTTGACACTACGGTTGCAGCTCCTAATAATTCCATTATTGGAACCACGCCAATGTCGCACATTTCAAATCTTTTCCAATATTGGACTGGTAATATTGTGTTCAGGTTCTCTATCGTTGCCTCAGCATTCCATAAAGGGCGGCTGAGAATTACTGTAGATCCTGGACACAGAGCTACTTCCAATGATGATTGGAATCGTGTGTATTCGCGCGTTGTGGATATATCTGAAGAGCGTGACTTTGAGGTGTGTGTCGATTGGTTGCAGAAGGAGGCCTATCGGCCTTGTTTGCTCCCGAATCGTGCCGTTGCGTATCATGGGTCTGTAGCCTATGTGGCTTCAGACTCCGATAGCAACGGTATTATCACAGTCGAGGTTCTTAATGACTTGACGACCCCCAATGACGCATCGACTGATATTTCGATAATGGCTTATGTTCGGGGTGGTGACAAGCTGAAATTCATGGCTCCGCGTGATGCGTTGCAGAGAGTTAAATACACTCATGGGAGTTTCCAATCCGGGATAGCCTCTGGTGACACCACTGCTCCTCCTACAGCTTATTGTGTTGGTTCCGATGGGACGCTATCTTCCGACCATAGTGCTCTTATCTATGGTGGGGAGAGCGTGGCCAGTATTCGGCAACTTCTGCGCCGATACTGGTTTTACCAATCGCTCTCCATGGCGCCCATCGCTAACATTAAGGACGTAGTGATGCAGGAGTTTCACCTTCCTGTTTACCCTGTGACACCTGGTTTTGTCACTGATGGTATGCATTCCACTTCTGTTCCTGAGAATTACAACTATGTTGGTATGACTCTCATTAATTATTTGACACCCTGCTATCTGTGTCGCAGAGGCGGCATTCGTTATAAGGCAATCAGTCCGAGATCTAACTCTGAAATGTCTATCATTCAGTCTAAGATCACGAGGAGTGATCATGCCATTTCTTCGTATGCCTCATCTCGCCTTCTTGCCGCAACGACGGATAGCCCGAGTGCTGTGGCCGCGCACAATATCGCGGCCAAAGCCACAGGTGCTGGTTCAGATATTACTGTGGTTGATACTCAACCAGTTCTGGAAGTTGAGCTCCCTTTTTATAGCAACGCGCGATTTGCCTTTTCCCGCGTTGTCCTTAATAAGGGTTCCGCGAGGGATCAAAGCAACACCCAGAACATGTTTGTTGATATTATGTTGGCAAGGTTGTTGAATGTACCCGCTACAGAGGTCACTGATCTTTTTGTGGCAACAGGAGAGGATTTCGGTTTGTTTTACTATCTCCATTCCCC